ATCCCAACATAGAAACCACGTGGGGCGAGTGGCTAACTGAGTCAAGTGAACCCCATATCCTTGCCGCCGTTTTCCCTGAATATGCCCTATGCCCCCCTGAACCGTTCTCCGTGGTTGACTACACCGCTTTTGACAAGTGGGTCCGGGTTCAAGAGCTGGCCAGCGATCACGCGGGTCGTTCTATCTATTTCGATTCGATCAACCCCGGTCGATTCAATTTCTACTGGTCCGATTCGGACTAACCCCTACAAGCCAACAACCAACAAGGACAAAGCTATGAAAGAGAAAAAACCTAGCGGGTCAAATCCGGATTCTGAATCCTCAGAAAGTGATTCGGGTCGGGACGATTCAGGTCAGATCGCTGCGATATCGTTTCACTTAAACTTTCCAGTTTTTTTATTAAACCACTACTTAGGAGGTAGAGATGTCTAAATGTTTATGCGGTGCCTATGATTGCGGTGCCTGTTACCCCGCGACGTATAGGGCATATATTGCTCAAGAAAATGGCGAGATTGAAGAGGGTGAAGAGTATCAAGAACCCGAAGAAGATGAGGACGTGGTTCGTTCTGAGAGATCGGGGAGGGAGCGATGAGCAAGGATCTTAAGTTAAGGTACGTCCCTAAGTACAAGCGAGAATTGGGCGAGGGCATAACAAGAGAAGCAATCTTCCGCTCAATCGACCAAATGCACCGCGCCGGACTAATCGATAGGGCGCAGGCGAACACAATCGCCGATTGCGTTTGGATTGCGCAGTCCGAGCTAAGGGCCGAGAGGAGCGGGTCACAATGAAAGGTAGAAAACGACGCGGGTCAACCACGATCTCGCATCCCGAGTATGGGCACGTTGAGTGGGTCGATACGAATGATTCGGGTACTCGGATTCAAATCCGATATTGGGATCCTCGTGACGGAGGTTTTATTAAGCAGTGGGTCGACTGGACCCTACCAAGGAAAGAGAGCTAACTATGTTGTTAAAATTTGCAGGACTACGGGAAGAACCAAGGAAAGGCCGCTCTTTTGATGTTTGGGTTGATGCAGCTTCTATAAGAACAGTTCGTCACAAAGAACGAGAGTTCTACGTATCAAGCCGACCAGAAGATAAAATAAACTGTATTTTTCTCGGGTTTCAGGATGGTTACTTATTTTTGTGCCCTGAAATGCACCCGCTAGAAAGTATGGAAGAACTTGTTAAGTTAATTAACCAAGCAAAAAGAAAGAGCTAACCATGACAAAAAGAAAATGCAGCCATTGCGGTGCCACGGGTCACAACATCACTACGTGCCCTGTCTTGAAACAAGAGCGAGCGAATGCCCATGTGCTTGAGGACTTGCGAAGCGACTGGAGAAAGGAGCGCCGAGAGCGGGAACGGCTAGAACAAACATGGGCTCTGGTTGAGCTGGTCAACACCATGGCTACGGATATGGGCGTTACTCTCTATCTGGACGTTGATATTCACGGCGGCGTCTACACTGAAACGTCGGGACACCTACACCTCGAAGACGCTGCGGCGGTTCACGCGTTTATGGGCGCGATTGAGCAGGTAAGGAAGAGCAATGATTGAGCTATTATGTGACGAATATAAGACGTGGCAAGAAGATCCTATCTGCCAAGTTTGCGACAATAGCGTGATGGAGCTGGCGGAAGATGCGGAGAATCGGGAGCTGTGCCCTAGCCCCCGAGCAGAACTATCGGCGTGTAACAATTGCGGCACTACGTACATAGACACGATTAACATTCGGGTTCAGTGGATGCCTGCCAAATACCTGTACGATAGGGAGCCGTTTAAAACGCGACTTTACTTTGAGACGGTTGACGGTAACAGCCTAGAGTTGTCAACCGTGTCTTGGGGCGGCGTCGACGCTGACATTGTCGCGTGGCCCGACGAGAGCCTAGCTGGTCTGGTCAATAAGTTTTTCGGCGAAGAGGTGTTTGAGTCAATGCTTCAGGATTACGTTAACGGCATGAAGAAAGACGGAGCACCCGTAAAAGTTGAAGGCTTAGGCCAACACATGATCCCAGAGACACTAGGGTTTTTCCGCGCCATTGAAATCTGATTTACAGCCCCATGCTTTATTGTTACGTTGAATCTCAATTTTAATGAGGCGCTGCGCGGCGCTGGGGAAAATTTTAATGCAAGAGCTAACCAACCATGTCGTGGAATATCTAAAAACCTATGTGCCGGAGTTCGGGTCGGACCCAATACTAGCAAGGACGCTGTTAAATGCACTGGTAGCCGCCTACCCGGAGGGTCGGGTCATATCAAGTGACGGGAGCCTCTACTTATTCGACGGTGCTGTCTGGAACCGCATAGAGCACAACACCTTAATATCAATGGCACTGCTATTTGACGGCCTATGGCTCGATCTGGACAAACCCAAGAGATTGACGGTGGGATTAGCTAAGGCGCAATCTGTTGCAAGCACCACCCTGCTGATTCATGACATATTAAAGAAGAAGCATTTTGAGACGGTGCCCCTTGGCGTTGCAGGCAAAGAGGGATTCTGGACTGCGACGGAAGACGGTATCGAGATGCTGGAGCACAGTCCTGATAACCTTTGCACCTGGTCTTATGACTTCGCTATCGATGACAAGAACAAGCCCAATAACTGGTATAAGTTCTTGTGGTCTTTATGGCGGGACGACCCTGACGTTAGCGGCAAGGTCGATGCACTTCAAGAGTGGATGGGCTGCTGTCTAATTGGGCGCAGTACGTCTTTTGCCCGGTGCTTGCTGCTTGTCGGAAAGGGCGGCAACGGCAAGTCCGTGCTCATGGATGCGATAGCGGCTTGTTGGCCAGAGGAGCAGGTCTCAAGCGCCAGCCCTAAAAGGTGGGACCATGACTATACCCTTGCAAGCTTGCGGGATAGTCGTCTGAACATCTGTGCTGAGTTACCAGAGTACAATGCCCTGGAGTCTAGCGATATGTTTAAGAGCGTAATCGCCGGTGACCGTTGCGCGGGTCGACTGCCTTACCAGCCCCCGTTCAGCTTTGTACCTCGTGCAGGTCATATCTTTTCTGCGAATGCTCTGCCCTCAATCGGGTCGGGTGATTACTCTGACGGGTTCTTCCGGCGGTTTCTCATCATGAGCTTTAACCGCTCATTCACGAATGACTACGCACTTGAGCGCAGAAGTCAGGACGAGATCCTGGGTGAGCTAAGAGAAGAGCAGGCGTCGATTGTCTATTGGGCACTGGAAGGTGCAGTTAGGCTTGCCCAGCGTGGCGCGTTTACTCTTCCCGAATCCCATCGTGAGACAATAGCTCAGTGGCATTCAGATAGTGATCCCGTTAAAGACTTTACAGAAGCTTGCTGCACGATGGGCGACAGTACGCTCTCCGATTTGTTTGCGGATTTTAAGGACTTCTGCTCGGCAACAGGGAGGCGGCACGGGTCATCAAGGGGGCTGGCAAAACGGCTCCGGTTGCTCGGCTACACTCACGCGAGAAGAACAACCGGGACGCATTTTAACCTACAGGCCAAGGCCCGATCTTCCTGGTCAGACTGCCCCATCGAGGTCTTCTAACCACGCACCGCAAGGGATGCCGCAGGCTTTCTCAAACTTAACCGCCAAGGGGAGGCTCGGTGTAAAGCTTCCCTTGAGCAGCCTGCACATATGTTGCGGAGTGATAGAGATATCGTCGCAAAGTGAGTGCTGTGTCTTCTCTTCCCCATCAAGCCAATACTTTAAAAGCTTAACCCCTCTATTTGGTAACTTCGATAACTTTCTTTTCGGCATAACCTAACCTCTCAATCAATTCTTTAGCTTCTAAAAACCCGTTGCAGACCGCAGCATACCAGCCACGCTCTCTCAATGCTTCCAACCAATACTTCTGCTCGTCACTTACTCGACCGCCTTTTTGGCGCTTAAGCTCAATCGCGCAACCGTTATATCTCGTGACTTCCCCGTCTGCCGTGAGCGTACAGTGATCGAAGACCAAGCAGTCACTAACCCCCTTCTTGAGCCCCTCGGCACGGAGCCTGGCCCCTTTGATTTGGGCGCGTTTTCCGTAGCCACCGTGCCCTTCGTTAGGGACGTGACACCAGAGCAATTTGAGACTGTCGAGATACTTGGCAAGCTGCACTTGCTCGTCTCTTTCGAGCGGCACGTCGGGCTTTGCTCGCTTTTTCCTTTTCTGACCTGCACCCTTCCACGCTTCATCAAAACTACCTGAATCCTTTTGCTTTCGTTTATAAAAATTGCCGATCGCTTGCTCGATGCGCTTGCGGTGTTCGTCTGACATTGACAACTCCAAGAAATCAGTTTAAATTAAGACTGATCCTTGGCTTCGTCCTTGTTGTCATTGGTTAGCTCGAAGAGGCTTGGGTGTAAAAACCCCGGCCTCTTTTTCTTTAGCTACTCTCCTGGTTGCCACATCGAGGCATGCATGTCGGCCTCAGTCATGCCGTCATCCTCCTCCTCTTCGTCATCGTTGTCGCAGTCAGGATCATCGGCGTTGCTTCGCATCTCATCCTGCTCATCTTGATACTTCCGGTCTGCTTCATCGTGAGGATTGACACTCGTAGTGCCCCTGTGTCCAAAGCTTCGCATGTCAGGATTCATCTCATTGTGTCTGTCACTTCTGCTCATTGTTAGCTCCTTGGCTTAATGGTAACGCGAGATAGACCATACGATCTTCTCGACTTCTGATTGCCCTAATGGCGGGCGGCATTTGTTTTCATTGATTGATAACAACAACGCCGAAACCTCGTCAGCCGTGTGGCCCCTCTTAAAGAGCCGACCGCACAAGCTTGATAGTGCGTTGTTTCTATAATCATCAATCACCGGGATGTCGTCAAAATTCCCGGCCTCGACCGCAGGCATAGGGACCGCCGGTGCTCTTGGTTTCTCTTCGGTCACTATCTTGTACAACCACGGGGGAAACTTTTGCAGCTTGAACCTAGTAGGGCAGCGGTCAAAGGCGTACCTGCTGCCGGAAGCGTGGAGGGACGGCGGCAGGATGACGTGCCCACCTTTTGATCGGAGATCAAGGCCAGGCTTAAATCCAACCAAGTTTTTCACGTCCACACCTTGGAAAAAAAGATGCCACCCGCCACCGCCTGTTCGTGCTCTAGGCGTCTTCTTAAAATACCCAGCCTTATCCCCGTCTAAAAGACTTGTGAGGCTTTGACGGCCTTTCTCGCCGTCCACGTCGAGGACTGTGATGCTGCCGCAAGCTAGGGCAAGGTTGTAGTTAGGGTTGTCAGCAAACCACGCATCAACCTGCCCCGCATCAAGGCTCGCGTCTTTCCAGCCCCGCCGCGTTGCGGGGTGCTTGCCGGGGGAAGAGCACTCTGATCCTTCGCGGCAAGTACACCCAGCGCCTTTTATAACCCCATGCGCCGGGAAGATAGGCCAGCCATTGCGCGTGAACCAGAGTGCCCAATTTTTCACTACTCAAACCCAGCCATTTCATCACTCGGCGGAGGAGGAGCATCGGCGCTGCAACTAACCATGTGGGCAGGGGCTAGGCTGTCAGGGTACTGACCACGGGAGACCTGCTTGAATATTTCACGGAGCCCCGCCTGCATCGCTTCGGTAAATTGGAGAGGGTCTTCTATGTTCAAGTGATTCAGTAGCTGGGCATCCGTAATGCCTGCTTCCGCGAACGACTTCGCAACTTTAGCCATAGCTTTCTTGTTTGCCGCAGCAGTCCGAAGCTTCTTGGGCTTGGCCGCTGGGGGCAACAGTACAGCCTTCACTTCCTCCGGTGCTGCCTTCTGCATGACTACCGGCTCATTATTGTAATCCATCACTTCTTCGCGGGGCATAATTCCCCGCAATGCGTCGGCAAAAGCATCGCGGCAAGCGAAGCCCCGTGCCCGCATCTGCAACATACGCTCAGGGTATTGTGACCACGGGCCTTTGTTTCCCCACAAACTTGCCCGCTTCGCCTGATCGACACTGAATGTCCTAACGGTCTCAATTACCTCATCCCCGGCCCGCCGCTTAACGCAGCAATGCGCTGTTGCTTGCGGTGTCCCGTTGTCCTCCAGCCACTCAGTGATGCCTGCGAAATTGGGGTGACTCTGACAGACAGCGAGAAGACCATCTCCCCAGACGGTGGGCTTGCCCCGGATGACTGCTATATTCTGGAGAGACTGCATAGGGCTCAAGCCTAAGTCTGCTCCCATTATTACCGTCGCAACAATGTCGTCCGGCTTACCCTGGTATGCCTGCGGGATAGCCTGTGTACGTGACACCATTTCCGCGAAACGTGTTAACTCGTCGAAACTGTTTGGGTTGAATTGTGCTAGTGCGCTCATCTTATATCTCCAGGGTCTTAAAATTGGTGCTAACGCGGCGCTTGCCGTTCTTATCTGCTCCGAATGTGAATTTAGCGCCGTCGCAAAAGTCTATGCCGCGATGCTCGCCGATAGCCGCAATAAAAGAATTCTCAATTTCCTTTTTGCGCTTAGTCATTTCCTTGATCTGCGGCACGAGCTTCTTCAGCTCTTTAGCCAGATCCACCTGATCATCAGTGCAGTCGAGCATCTCGTGATGAGCCTGCGCTAAACGAGCAAGATTCTTACGGCACCCATCAGTTGGGTCGGACGGCGGCATCTCGTCGCCATCAACGTACCGCTTCCAAAACTCAATGCCGGACTTAACAAGATAATCAAACCGCTCGGGGTCGGCATTCACTACATAAATCTCCGGGAAGTCGGTACTGCTAAAGTGAACAGCTAGAATACATGCTGGAGACTTCGTTATGCCACAGTGCCAAATACACTGATCGCGGTATCCCGGATGGACGTCATCTGTCCACTCCTCCCCGTAGAGTTCGCGGTCTGCTCGGTAGCCAAGCTTGGTTTCAACGCAGTACAGCGGCTTGCTGTGCCGATTTGACTCAACGGCAATAAAATCAGGCGTGTCCCTAAACCGGACACCATCAATCTCTTCGGTGTATGTTTTCCCCGGCTTCAAGACGACTTCGATCCCGTGATGTTGCAACTTACGGTGTACCATTTTCCCTAGCGCCTCTTCCATCAGAAGACCTATTTCCATATAGGTACTTGAAACATCCCTCTCTTCGCCCTTCTTAGAAATCTGAACGTCGTGTGGACCCCTGAACGTACATGTTCCCACGATAGACTTGATATCAGAAGAACCTATACAATTGCGCCTCGACCAATACTCTAGCCATGCCGTCTGTTCATCCGTCTTAACTGCTTCCATAATTTTCTCCTAAATGATTAGCTTGTGTTGATACTAAGTGTAATGAATGCTAACGTCAACTTTATTCCACATATATGACAAAAACATTAGGAGATAATCATGGGTAAGCAGCGATGGGAAAAAGTAGCGGCTCTCTGGAAGAGCAAGAAATCAGGCGTGTTAACAGGGCAGCTTGAGGGCGTCCTGGGTGTGATGTTGAACGGTCGTCGGGTTATCCTGCAAGAGAATGATAAAAAAGAGGGCGAAAATCATCCCGACTTCTTTTTAAGTCTTGCACCCGACGACGACGAGCAAGGTCAGGGCGGTGGCAACGGTGGCGGTAATGGCGGCGGCGGCCAGAGCTGGTAAGAGCCCAAGTGGACCACTTGAGCACTGGGGTAATTATTGCCATCGTTGGAATAGCCTCAGTGCCCCTTCTGTTAGTGCTAAGGGCAAAGGCAGCAACGCGGGCCCTAAATAGACGCATTGCGTCAGAACTAAACCGGGCAAAAGTTTGGAACAAGGACCGAAAAATCTAGGGCTATCCCTCGGCAGCCTATTTTCAGGCATCGGCGGGATGGACCTTGGCCTCGAAGCTGCGGGGATTGGTAAGACGATCTGGCAGGTAGAGAAAGATCCTTATGCTAGGCGAGTGTTACAAAGGCACTGGCCCGACGTGCAGAGGTTTGATGATGTCAAAGCAGTTGGAGCTTCTAGTCTCAGACGAGCACACGTCATCCACGGTGGCTTTCCCTGCACTGATACAAGTGTATCGGGACAGGTTGTTAGGGACCAAGCTGGGCTGGATGGGGCACATAGCTCCCTTTGGTGGGAGATGCTGCGAATTTGTGGCGAGTTACTGCCCGAGTTTATTATCGTGGAGAACCCCCCAGGACTCATTACTAACCGAAACGGAATTGGCAGAGTGCTCAGTGGTCTTTCCGATATCGGCTACAATGCGCGGTACGACACTCTGTCGAGTTCAGCCTGCGGTGCCCCGCACGTTAGGTTTAGAGTTTTTGTCATTGCACAAAGAGTCGTTCCCGACCCTGACGGCAAGAGATTACCGAAGCGGGAAGGGCTGGAAACCAACTGGGCATACGCCACAACTCCCGGAAGTGCTCGGTGGTTTAGTGAACCCGACGTGGGCAGAGTGGCTAGGGGGGTTCCCAATAGGGTGGACCGAATGCGATGCCTTGGAAACGCCATAACGCCCGCCGTTGCTTACCAAGTTGGACTCGCCCTTAGAACAATGATAGAATGCACTGCCCCGTCCGTAGCAACGTGAGCTGTACGAATCCCCCAAACAGATTTTTATATTTTACAAAACTTAGGGCGGGGCACCATCACCACCATTGGTTCATCAGCGTATACGTAAACGTCTTGAACCCGGTGAGGGATATTTGCTTGTAACAGATATCAAGAAACTCCTCGAAATCTTTTTCCTCTGCCCACACCTGGCATCCAGCCGACCAGCGGTTTACGAATTTAGATGCTTTACCTGCTCGGTGTAGGTTGCAGGCAAAGAGGCCGGACTCTGGCTGGCCTTGTCTGTCGATAGTTTTGTCTCTGTTGTAATCACGGAACACGGACACTGGGCCTGTTTGGATCAACGCCCTCTTCCCTCGGTGTGTCCCAATTTCATACGCACCCCGATACTGGCCACACGCCATCACTGCTGTGCCTTTTACGTTCATCGGGTGTTCTAAGTAATACGCCCCAGGATCAACAGTACCGTTCCAGTAGTGACCGCGCCAGTTGCCATCCCATAAATATAACACGCCCAGAGTGTCGTCGAATGTGTTCGCCGTGCCCGATCTATTCCTGATTCCATAAATATTTAAATCGTAATCGTATTTTGGATTATCGAAAACTTTGTACCCTAGTTGTTTCATGTGGGCTAAGACTGGTGGAAGCATTAAGCTTTTTCCAGCATTTTAAGGGCGGCTTTCCAGCCACCGGGGCGCTTGCTTTCTGGAAAGGATTCCCACCACTCGTTATAAGAACCCTTGCCTAGCATTTTACCGCCGAACTTCTCTAAAACTTCTTCTTGCGCTGAGTGCCCAGGGTGGTCGGCGGCGTGTCCTGGACGGTGCCCCGCTATGCTTCTTCGTGCTGTGTCATAGGCAGTGTCACTTAAGCTTCCCTTGCCTCCGCTTTCTAAAAATTTATCAAAATCGTGCAACTCGAAGTCTTTAGTTTTGGGGTTGTATCGGCGAAGCTCTGCATGCAGATGGACCCCGCTACCTATGCCCGTGTTACCCATTAAACCAATAGTGCCGCCTCTTTTTACAGTGTCGGCTGGACGGTATCCCGGCTTCCCTTTTTGACCACTTTCTCCGCGAAGAGTAGGGGCGTCTTTCATGTGGAAATACCGAACCCTGAAACGGTCATTGCCTTGACCATATTCAATCTCCATGCGGTTACCTGTGGCGACAGGTTTTTGGGACTTGTCCTTTGCGTAAATTACTTTGCCGTCCGTCATGGCAACAAGCGGCAAATTTTCGCCCTCACTTAACGGCGCGTAGTCGTCGCCCTCATGCTGCCGGTCTTCTTTGTGGACTGGGTGCAGCCTCATCCCTGATGAAGATGAGCGGAAAACATCGCCCGAAACAGGGTGCAGTAACCCCTGCCCGTCGTCGCGGCTACCGTTAAAAAGACGTGGACCTTCGATGGCCCCGCCGGGAACCTCAACCTTGCGGCCAACTTCTCTTACCTCTGGAACGGTTGCCATGTAAGCGTCAATGCGGTCTTGCCTGCTTGGAACTTGCCTTACTTCGGGAACAGTTGCCATGTGAGCATTAATGCGTTCTTGCTTGCTTGCTCTTGGCGGCCCTGCTTTTCTAGGTACACCAAGCCGGTCAGCTACGGCGCTTGCCTGCGCGTAGTTGCGCGGTTTAAACTGCTCAGGGAGAGAGTTCCACCACGCATTGTACTTTTCGCTTCCCCCGAACCTGCCAAGCACTTGCTCCTCCGTGGCCCCCATGTGCCTATCAGGGTGGAGCTTTGCTAGTATTGCTGGGATTGCCTCACGTCTTCGCACAGGCGTTCTCATGCGCTGTTGGTACGCGGGGTCTCTTTGTTTAAACCCTTCGATAAGAGCCCTATCTCTCGGATGGACAACCTCACCGCTTGGCCGACCGAGAGCTTCTGGGATAGTACCCATAGGACGCTCAAGCATTGGCGGAACGTTGGTAGGTTCCGGCGGCGGGGCAGGCTCTGCTTGTGGAGCAGCCGCAACTAAGCGGTTAATAGCATCCAGCGTATCTTGGCGCTGCATACCTGACGATTGGCTCCTGGCTTCAAGAAGCTCTTCATCTGTCATCTCTCGACCAGGAAACATCGCCATTTTACTTGCTCTTCTTTTTTGATTTTTTAGGTTTTGCTTTTTTAGGCTGAACTTTTTTAGGTCGCCCTACTTTGCTTCCGTATGTACCCTTACCCTGTGGCATTACTTTCTCCGTTTCTTCTTAGCTGTCTTAGCAGCCTTCTTGAATGCTTTAGCTGCAGGAGCACCCTTGCTCCCCGCCTTCCTCATTGTTTCGCCCGACCCTGCTTTGATTCGTTTTCTTTTTGCGTGAATGTTTGCGTACAAGCCTTTTCGCTTTGCTGCCATTACCACTTCACCTTATTCGACCAGTAAGCTGCGCTCATCTTGCCCTTGGCTATGTTTTTGCCATGACGCGCCTTAAAGCTCTTTGCTCGTGCCGTCATCTTTCGGTCGCCGGTAACACCTTGCTGACCAAATCGAATCGTTTTAACTTGGCTTCCAGATTTAGCAACAACAACATGGGACTTAGTTTTATGGCTCGGTGTTCGCTTGGGTTTATTGTAACCGCTAACACCGGCCCGCTTTAGTCGTGAGTCTTTTTTTACTGCCATCTCACCACCTCATCTTCAGCCCGGCCATTGCTTGCCAGTCGTCTTGATTTGCGAATTCCCCGTTTGCAAATGCGACGATATCTTTGCCAAGGCGCACATCAAGATTAGCAATCCCCCGGGGGCCAGCATTGTCAACAACAGCACCGAGTAGTAAGTCAATCGTATCTTCCGGAAGACTCTCCGCCGCTGCCAAGCCTGTCGCCACAACATCGGCTACTCCTTGGACTTTCCCACAGCTTCCGTTGCCTCCGCAGCAATTCGAGCAGCATCGACTTTAGCACCGCCAAGGGCAATTGCAGCTTTGACAGTCTTGCGAGAGTCAGCATACGATTTGCCGCATACTGCTGATAAAATAGCACCAGCTACTTGTGCCCACTGAGCTTCAGCAAATACAGCACAAACAATCCCGCCAACCATCCCAAGCATAGAAATCCAAAACTCTGTAGACTTAATACCTTTTGTAGCACCTTGAATCATTTCAACATCTCCCGCCGCATCTCTTCTCGTGTCTCTAATTTGGTGAGATAGATGCGAAATTCCTCACGAAACTCACATAAATCTCGGTGAGTTTTGCCTAGTTTTTCTCGAAGATGAGCAGCTTCTTCTTGAAGCTCGCCCACCTTGTTTTCTAGAATCGTTATTCGAGAGTACGTTGACCCTCCGTTATTTTTTTCTTTGTGTTGTTTGATAGCAGTTGCTACGCCCCAAATTGCAGCGATAAGACCTGCTGTTCCCCCAGATTGTAGCAGTGCATCTTCCACATTAATCGCCTGTAGGCTCTTCGGCAATTGATACCTCGAAAACCCCATCGTGACCAAGAGCAGCAGGCAAAGCAGCAACTGCCTGTGCGATGATTGCGTCAGTGTCTACAAGGTTCGAGTGGGTTTCTACTACCGACTCATAGCCGGGGATATCTGTCTGAACATCAACCTTGACGTCTGTGGTTACCGGCTGACCTTGGCCAACAAATAATTTCTGAATTTGTATTGTTAGGCTTCGTACTGTTTTCTTCATTTTAATTTCCTTGCGCTTCTTCTAGCGCGGTTACTTTTGCAGATAGCTCTTGAACGGCTTTGACTAGATACATAGTAAGGTCGTGAGGCGTGTACTGGTGAACGTTCTCTAACAATGTTTCACGTACTTCCTTAACGCCTTCACTTTCAGGCGTTATTATTCGCTCAAGCGTTGCTGTTGATGTAACTGCGTCGGGAAAAACTTCCGCGTATTCTTGCGCTACAAAGCTGTTGTATCTTTTAGAGCCGTCAATTTCAGGGTGTACGCTTAAGTAAT